AGTCGATGTCAACTGAAGTTGTGTTTGTGCCGATCGCATCAGGGGCTGTGCCTTCTGTAAGGTCAGTTGCTGATACTGCCGCCCATACTGGTACTTGCATTGTTTTACCTGCACCTGTTGGGTAGTTGAAGTTTGTTACCAATTGTCTTGCTACGCTTGTTTCGTATGCGGCGAATTGAGCGTCTGCAAGGAGTTTGGTGAACAATTCATTATTAATTGAACTATCGTTCTGTACGTGTGCCATTGTCTATTTCTCCTTATGGTCGTTTAATACTTGGGACGTGACTGATTCAAATACTCGGCATATTTTGCTCTGTCATCTGCGTTAGTCATATCCAGTTTAGTTATATCAAACTTCTCACCACTGCCAGCATCGCCTATTTTGCTTGTAGTACCACTGCCTGATGGTGTAGCACTGACAAAATGCGGATTCGCCGTTAAAAATTCTTTGGTCAAATCATCTATAGTATAATGTGTTCCATCATCTTTATATTTGACTTGCCCTGATTTGGGATCGACAATCTCAACATCACCCGCTTCGTTCATCTTGACTTGATCTTTGACCAGTTTCACAACCTGTCCAGGGTTCACAGCCTTGTATTTAGAAGCAGTATCAAGTAATGCACCATCAACTTTGATAGTTTTCACTTGATCCATCAGTTGGCTGATTTGTGCTTGTGATTTTTCTGCTTGTTGCTTCAAAATCTGCTCAAACTCGCCTTTGGCTTTCAGTTTGTCTTGTCTTTCCTTTTCAGCCTTTTGATCTAGTTCGTGCTAGTATTCTGGATCAATTCCTTCATACTTCTTTTCAAACTTTCTTCGCTCTCTCGCGATTCTGTCTGCCACTACTCTATCAAGTTCAGCCTGTGAGAATAGTTTACCTTCATTGTCAACTTCTGCTGATGTGGATACATCTGCTTCTGTTGGAGCCTGAAGTGGCTCAGTGTTTTGTGTGTCCGTTTCACTCATCGTTGTCTCCTCTTTTAAAGTTATAAGTTTAACTCCAGCACTCGTGCTGTATTACACTATTTATTACGGCGTTTCAGATTTGATCTTATGCTGTTTAACAACACATGATCTTGCTGTATCAACACTCCAACTGGTGTGCTGTGTCCGCCATATTGAGGATGTGAATATAACCATTCTTCATCCTCTCTTTGTTCGTTGAAAAGATTCATCATCTTTTCTAACTTTTTAGCACTGGCCTCTGTGTGTACATATACTCTTGCCACGTATGAGTCCAATTCTAAAATCTTGTCTTGCCATTCAACAACATCAATTAGTTGTTGTGACCAATATTTCTTTGACCAGGGGCATACTGAGACTATTGAAGCAAAATATTCTTGCCAATTAACCTCTGCGACCGCCTTTTTTGCCGCCTCGTTTGCCACCTTTTTTCTTTTTACGTTTCATCGCCATTGTCAGTTCCTCCATTTTGGTTGTTGAAAATGCCAGATAACTCTGGATGTAATTCCATAATTTGTTCATTTGTATATCCTTGTGATAACATTTCCCTCAAATGCTCTAGCATTTGTGTTGCTGATGTCAACGGAGCGTGTGTCATTTCTGAATCTGCCTCTCTCTGCTCTTGACCTTCAATAACTCTTTCTAACACATCTTCATCAGTGATCAATGCTTTGGCCAGCATAACGTCAATCTCTTTCAATAGTTCTTGGTTTGCTGGTTGTGTTTCTTTGGCTTGTTTTAGTAGTGTGATCGTGTTTTCTCTGTCATGTATATTGAATGAATCTGGATAATCTACTACACCATCAAATGTGATGTTCTGCCATTGGGCCCATATCGACCATATCTGTTCTTCTGCTAACTCTAATAGGTCCGCTTTCTGTGATAGCCTAGCATTCAATAATTGAAACTCTGTTTGTAATGCTACACCACTCATTGTTCTGGTTGTGGTTGATCTCACCCCGCCCATATTGGCCATTCTGTTGATGCTATCAACTTTTTCATTGATGCTGGATATTATCTGTGTAATACCTGAACCGTTGGGTTCTAACAAGAATGGTTTTAGGTTGGGGTCCAAGTCATCTGGCAAGTCTATTACTGCTCCTGCGCCTGCTGATGCCTGTGTGGAACTAGTTTTTACAAGACTTGGATGATTGGAAACCCTGATGAGTTGTTCTAACTCACTTAATTCATTGTATATGCCTCTTTGTATGTCTGCTATGTCTGATATATCTGAAATACCAAGTCCTTTGGTTTGACTTCTGCCAGCATACACTGGCACAAATGGCACAACGCCAATTGGATTTTCAAACACATCCACTATCTGCTCAGATGATTTGATGCCATTTTTAACATACACGGTTGTTTCAGTGTTTGTGATTGTTCTGTAGTACACATTGTCATCATCAATACCATCTAATAGTGTGATTGATGATAACGCATATACACCGTTAGGTTTTCTGTCGTATGACCAATTGATCACGTTCTCTGGGGTATGAAGTGAAACATATGGTCTAATTTCTTGTGATAATTCTTATGCTCTGGTGTTGACATTCACATTAGGTTTGTCTATGCCTACCCAAACGTGTCCATATATGCTTGAATATGTGGCACAATCTCTCATAAAGGCATTAAAAGTTCTGCCGTCTAGATCAGCATCTTGTAAAAATGCATTTAAACTAGGATCATTAATCACTTGTGTGCCGTAATCTCTTTTAGGTGGTGTTCTAAATAAAAATGAATTGTATGTTTCAACCACTGACTTTACATGATTGTCTAATGGTGTTTGTCTTAATCTACTTTCGTAGTCATCTTGTGATTCTAAAATATATTTGATTAGGTATCGACCTTCTCTGTAGTCGTTGCCTCCGTTAAAACTATCTGAATAGTATTGCCATCTTCTTATGTTGTTGCGCCATTCAGGATGTAGTTCGAGTCCGTAGTAATCTAATCGATATTGTACATCAAAAGCATCATTGATTGTTGCCATATGGATTTCCTCTAATATTTACTAACTTTCATTCCCCAGGTAGTTGGTGTATTATTGTTATTTATGTAGTTTCGTGTTATAGGATACAAATATTCAACTAAATAGCCCACCGCATCACTCATATGCGATAAGTTGTCATTGTTATCCGGTATTGATGTTCCTTCTTTGTATATCTGCCTGCTCAAACTTCTAATCACTGACTTGCAGTTTGTAGTAATCCATAATTTCTGTTGGCCATCTGCAGATTTTAGTGCTGAATTCACAGCATTTATTCTATCTCTCACGGCTGGATGTCTTGGCCTTGTGAGTGTTCGAAATCCGGCATTCACAAGAATTGAAAGATCTGTGCGACCTGCCGCCGAGGTTTTTCTTTGTCGCGATGCTGGATCTGGATATACGGTGATACCTTTATCTGGATATCTAGACTTTATTTCTTGCACCATCTCATCCGTGTTTGACCCGTGTATAGATATTTCATCCGCAATAACCAGGCCTTGTTGCGTCTTTACTGCTACACAGGCGCTCATAGGGTCTATGTTAAAGTCCATGCCTATGTGTAGGTGTGTTGCTTGATTTAAGACGGTTTTATCCTCTTTATATACAGAGTCTTGTGAGTAGTTGTAGTATATAGTACCTGAAAATGTTTCAAATGAGGCTTCATATTCTTGTCTAAATGTCCTCTCATCTAGATCATTGCGAGCCTGTTGTATTTCTTCTTCTGGCACTTGTCCGCCTTGTATAGTTGTGTATTGAAATGATGCCCAGTTTTTAGGGTCTACTTTGGATTGTTGATATATGTCATAACTCCAGTTGCCTATGCCTTTGGGTGTGCCGCAGAATAGTGCTGAGCCTCCGGTATCAGATAGTGTAGGTCTTATAACTTCACTCCAAGCCTTTTGGTCTATGTCAGCAAACCCGTCCAGCACAACGAAGTCAAGTCCTACTCCTCTGAGTGAATCTTCATTGTCAGCACCTCTCAATGATATTTTACTATCATTTACCAACCAGATCTCCAAGTTAGATTCGTTGATCTTCTTTGCCCACCTCAGTTCTCTTAATTTATTTTTAAGTTGTTCCCAAACAATCTGTCTGGCCATTCGGTATGAGGGTGCTACATAAAACACATTGCGATTTGGCTGACTTGCCGCCTTGCATAGTTCACGTATAGCCAGGTGTGTCTTACCAAATCTCCTACCTGAGATACATACTCTGAATCTATGATCTGAATCTGCTATTGTTTTCTGTGCTTGTGATAACGGCATCGCAGATATTTATGCCGTAAAAAAAGGGCACTTATTATGTCTATGGCATTAGATATAGAGTAAGTGCCCTTATCAAGGGGGTCAAGGTTGAAACAAAATGGAAAATCCAAACCCCCTCAATTCTGTTGTGCAGGTTTAGTCGTCTTGTTGACCTGCTTTTGCATATACTTCACCAATCACTTTTATCGCAAATGGTGCCTTTTTATTATTAATTTTGCACCAATAATAAAAGTCTTGATATAAACCATATGCTACTGAAATACCATAATGGTTGTCTTTTCTCAACTGACCATATGTCATTTTATTCTGTTCAGTTATTTTTGACTTGTCTTCTAAAAATGCTACAAAATCATTTTCATAACGATTAAAATCAA